CCAGGCCGCCTTTTGCGCCGCGCGCCGCTTCTCCCGCACCTCCGGCCGATTCCAGGCCGCCTTTTGCGCCGCGCGCCGCTTCTCCCGCACCTCCGGCCGATTCATGGCCGCCTTTTGCGCCGCGCACCGCTTCTCCCGCACCTCCGGCCGATTCCAGGCCGCGCGCAGCTTCTCCCGCACCTCCGGCCGATTCATGGCCGCGCGCAGCTTCTCCCGCACCTCCGGCCGATTCCAGGCCGCCTTTTGCGCCGCGCGCAGCTTCTCCCGCACCTCCGGCCGATTCATGGCCGCGCGCCGCTTCTCCCGCACCTCCGGCCGATTCATGGCCGCGCGCCGCTTCTCCCGCACCTCCGGCCGATTCATGGCCGCGCGCAGCTTCTCCCGCACCTCCGGCTTCGCATACCTCCGAAGTTGGCCCTGCGATCGCTTACTCTCCACCCCGCACCTACCCTTCCACCTGCGCCGGCGCCCCGCACCAGGGGCAATTTATCGCTTCGGCCTGCTGCTCTTCCTCGGGAATAAACGTCATCCACTCGTGCTGAAATACTCCATCACATCGCCACCGCAACTCCCGCAGCCGCCCAGCCGTCTTCCTCACTTTTTTTCCAGCGATCGCGGCGGTTAACGCCACTAGCTCTACCGCGCTCGGTAGCCATTTCGCCTTCGGTTTGCCGTTCAGATCCAGCGCCGGATCGGCATCCCACGCCGCCAGCGCAGCCTCCACGTCCGCGATGTCAAACCCGCTAAGCCGCAGGAACCACTCCTGCCCCTCCGCTTGGTTCGGCCGCAGCCGCCGCTTGCGGCAGGCCCGCACATACACTGCCTCGAGCTGCTTCAGCGTCATGCCGGGCCCTCCAGATGAAATTCAGCCGCCTTCTTCCAGCGCCCGTCCTCGATCCACAAAAGCCACTTCTGCGGACCCTCTTCCGCTGCCGCCTGCATCCGCTCAAGCAACCGATCTGCCGCCGTCGCGGCCTCACATTCCTCCTCGCGCGCTAGAATTATCAGCGCCGCCTCGACCTTCCGCAGCAAGGCCACCCCATAGGCAATCCCCGCCCCATCCAGTACGCCGCACGCCAAGCCCCGCCACTCACTGTTCCCTGTGGTTCCCACGAGTCGGGTCATGTGCAGCTCGCTTGCAAGGGGGGTAGGGGGGATCCCCGTATCTGCATCTGCATCTGCATCTGCCTGGGTAACGTTCGGGGGAACAGCGTCACTTTTTGGTATTCCGTTACGGTTGTTCGGGTGAACACTGTCACTGTTCGGCGTAACGTTACGCCTGTTCGGCGTAACATCTTGGCTTTCCAGTTTACGTCTTTGCCTTAAAAGCCGCATCCGATCCTTGGCCTCGTAGTCTTTTTCCCGGTAGGCCATGTAGTTCAGGATCAGGTAACCGCCGTCGACGCGGATCATGCGCCGGCCGCCAAACCCCTTACTCCGGCTCTCGTCGTCAGGATTTCCAAGGGCTCGCAACGCGGCCATTCCCGGTTCGGGATCGGTGTGCGACATGCGGATGATGCCCACGCCGGCCGCAGCGCAGAACCCGTACCACCCCGAGGGCGCCACAAAGCCGGTCAGCTCCAGGCTGTCGACCTCGATCTGCGACTGCGGCTCCTTGAACTCCTTCGGCTCCGCCATCAGGAGCGCCGTCAGAAACACGTCACACTGGTCCCGCTCCATCCAAAGCGTGGAGCGCAGGATCCCAGTATCCAGCTTTACAAACGGCATCGCATCAAGCCCTCTTCGCGCCAGCGCCGATCGGGCGCAACATTAGCCTCCGTGCTTCGTCGCAGGCGCAGGCATCGAGTTGGGTCAGGAACGTACCGGTCAGCCGCCGCCGCAGTGGCCTCAGATTGAAATGTAGACCCGAGGACCTCATCAGTACAACGTAGCGCAGCTTGCGCGGATCAATCTGTGCATGAGGTCCGCGGACGCCCATCTCATCTCCAGGATTCAAGGTGAAAACCGGAACCTATCCCTTCTAGCACCAGAGCCTCAGAGAATCCAGAGCCTTTCCCTGTGCAAAACCGTCTGTTTCTGTGGAAAACCCTCAAAAACCCAGCGCGGGCGCGGCCAAAAATCATTTACGAATCGGCAGCGGAGTCGGAACGCGGTAAAAACCGCCAGAAATGCCCCAGGACGCGCCGCGGTGACCGGGGGGTCGTGAGGAGCGTCTGGGCCGCCATCGCGCGCAGGGCGCTATAGCAGGACGCGGGCGCTGGCTGGTTTAAGCAGGCCTCCCATCGCCGCAAGCCACAGATCCGGAGCGGGCCGAAAAGTTTTTCGCGTTGAAAAAATTTTGGGGCAACCCAAACGGAAATCCAGCAGCGCTGCCCATACCCCCTCTGCCGGGGGATAGGTACTTTCAGTTTGCCACCCGGCCTCTGCAAGGTGTGCCACCCCCAGGCAGGGCTGGAGTCCCAAGCCGCCGCCGCGCCGCCGATCCAGAACGCACGCGCCAGCCAGCTCCGAGCCTTGGGACCAGCGCCTACGCCCACGAGCCATGCCGCTTGTCGCGCAATTCAGGATTGGTCGGCAACGCCGGCCACCTAGCCGCACGCGCCCGCTCGATCGACTCTTTCCACCGGGGATTACCGGGTTTTACCACGCGCCCCAGCTTATTGCTCCACATGCCACGCGCACGCAGCGCCGCAAAGCCCGCCTTGGTGCGCTCGCTCGTGTTCCGGGCCTCCTGCTCCGCCATCGCCGCCATCACGTGCAGCACAAAGCGGTTCGCCGCCGGCATGTCGCAGCAGATAAAGTCCACGCCCGCCTCCATCAAGCCAGAGATGAAGTGCACATTTCGCGCCAGGCGGTCGAGCTTGGCAATCACCAGCGTAGCCTTGGCCCGCTTACAATGGGCCAGCGCCGCCTCCAGTTGCGGCCGGTTCGAGCCCTTGTTCTTACTGCCAGACTCCACTTCGATGTACTCGGTCAGCGGCTCATAGGCTGCAGCGACAGCCTTTTGCGCTTCCAGTCCCAGGCCGCTAACCCCTTGCTTTGGATCACTTACGCGGTAGTACGCAATCGTTTTCATGCCCCCACTCTAGCATCTGATCGGTCCCGTTCATAGATTCCAGAAGTAACGTTACCCACCTTCGTCCGTTTCGATCCCCCTTTCGTTCGCGCCGGATGCCCTTTTGTTTGAGTCAGATCCCCAGCCCGTGGGATTGCCCCGCGCGACCCGCCTCGCGCGCACGAGAGCGCCCCCTCCCCCCACCCCTACAACACGCCAAATCAATCACTTACAGCAACACACACGCGCACTTCACACTCACCTTCGATTTAATGCCATTTTTCTAATATCCGTCATATTCCTCAGTTACTTGCGCACGTTACTTTCGTGATCTTGCCTTTTTCCGCCCTTGTGCTATGCTTCCAATATCAACTGCAGCAACCAACTGCAAGGAGAGCAAAATGAACAACTTGAAGATACAGGAACTGCTCGTACGAGACACACGCGAAAGGGGCGCAATGAAAGAGACAATCACAACCCGCATACCGGATCGATGGCTGCAAGGCCGGTGCCTGTTTCTGGAAAGGCACTGTGGTTTCGATCCGCGTGCAGCGATAGAGCAAGCCATCTGCGATTGGAAAGAGCAAGAGAGACTGGAGGCAAACAGATGAAAGAGACAATCACCGCGCAGCAATACATCGATTTCCAAACCGCCTTCGATTTCTTCAATGGTCAACTATTTGCCGGATCGTTGCCGCAGCGGAGACTGACATGATCCACCGCGCCCTTCTACTCGCCCAATCCATCCGCAGCGCGGAGCTGGAGCTTGCCGCCTTCGAGCGGCGTTTAGCCCGCTTCCGCGCCGCCTGCGGCTTCGATCCCGCCGACGTGCTCGCCGACGTGGAGACCGCCGCCGCTTGCCTTCACACCCTGCGGCTCCAATATGCCGACGCAACCTCTGACGATTGATCTTCCCCGAGCCCGTCTCCTGGGCACGGGAAGCGTTCTCGGGTGGTAACCGGGACAGGCCGGGCGAAAGACGGCCGAAAGGAGCTTTATGATGGACCTCATCCTTTTTCTCGCCTTCCTCGTTTGCGTCGCGCTCTGCCGCCCCGCGCCCGACGTTATCGTGGACCCCGACGATCCGCCGATCTTCGACGACCGCCAAGACCGGAGGCGCTGATGCCGGCCAACATGGATCTCGTAGCCGAACTCGGCCACCTCGCCGCGGAAGCCGATCTCGAAGCTGCCCTGGAAACGCTCTCGCCGCTCGAACGCCTCATGGCGCGCCATCGCGCCATCTTCTATCGAGGTCTCCAGGCTCGCGTCCTTGCGTTCGCTCAAGTTTCCAATCTTCGCTTCATTGCCACGCAACCCCAGAAAGGATCGCTGCCGCCATGGCCAGAATCGTAGCCGTCGCCAACGACGATCCGGCCCTCACCCAGTGGGCGCGAACTGTGGATTGGAAATCTCTTTCGCCGCTCACCAAAACCGGCGTCGACAGCGACGGCAACCAATACACGCTCGCTGTCATCAACTCAACGCGCCGTCTCCGGCGCATCGCGGGCCTGGTCCTTGGTGCAGGTGCGGCCTGCGTGCAGGGGGGCAGTTGGGTGGGGCTCCGTCGCTGTGTCCCGCCGCGCCCGAGGTGCCGCCCGCCGCAAGTTCCTCCCGATCAGTGGGTACCCTCCGCCAATGAAGGCTGGAGGCCTTATCTCACAGCCACGCCCCAGCGTGATCTCGTTCTACAATTCCGCCGCGCCTACACTCCCGACAAACCGTTTACCGCGGTCCCTGCCGATTTGCCGCCAGAGTTCAACCTCACCAACCTCTACTGGCGGCTGACGGGGATTGCGAAAGCCCAACTCATAGCGTAAGGCTACGGTTCAACAGAGGAAAGATACAAAGTGATCATGCATATGCAGGCAGATCGGCAGAGCAACTTCCGTGAACGGTGCCTCAGATGAAAACCCCCGATCTCACCCTCGAAGCTGGCCTGCCCGCAGCCATCGACGCCGAAAAGACCATCCTCGGCGCCATCCTGCTCGACAACGCCGCCCACGCCGAAGCCGCCGAAGCCCTCCAGGCCGACGACTTTTCCGTCGATTCCCACCGGCGCATCTTCCTGCGCATGTCCGAGCTGGCCGATGCGAGTTCAGCAATCGACATCGTGACCCTCTCGAACGCGCTCACCCGCTACAAGGAAGTCGAAGCCGCCGGCGGCGTAGCCTATCTGGCCTCTCTCACCGAGGGCCTGCCCCGCCGGCCGGTGATCGAAGACTACATCCGCATCGTCAAAGACAAGGCACAACTCCGCCGCCTCATGGGCATCTGCTCGGCCGCCATCGCCAAAGCCGCCGACCAGAGCGAAGACGCAATCGGCGTGCTCGACGAAACCAGCGCCCAGCTCCTCGAGCTCGCCGACATCGGTCTCCAGCAAGGTCTCCAGCCCATCGATCAGATCGTCCGCGGATCCTTCGAGTCGATCGACAAGATTTACGAAAACCGCCGCGAAGTTACCGGGCTGCCCACGCAGCTTTACGAATTCGACAAAATGACCAGCGGCCTGCAGCGCGGCGATCTCATCGTCATTGCAGCGCGGCCATCCATGGGCAAAACCGCGCTCGCCATCAACATTGCGGAGCGCGCGGCCCTGCAATTCAACGCGGTTGTCGCCATCTTCTCGCTGGAAATGAACCGCGCCTCGCTCCTGCGCCGTATGCTGGCCTCGCAGGCCCGCGTCGACCAGCGCCGTCTGCGCGCCGGCGATCTCTCCCCCGACGATCGCGCGCGCCTCACCGACGCCCTGGCCACCCTGCTCGATACCCGCATCTTCATCGACGACGCAGCCGCGCTCGCGCTCTCTGAGATGCGCGCCAAAGCGCGCCGCCTCAAGCAAACCGCCGGCTCGCTCGACCTGGTGATCGTGGATTACCTCCAGCTCATGTCCGCTACGCCCTCCACGCGCGGCGGCCGCGGCTACGAAAACCGCGTGCAAGAGGTCTCGGCCATCTCTCGTGGCCTCAAGGCTATGGCGAAGGAACTGGATGTGCCGGTTCTGGCTCTGTCGCAGCTCTCCCGCAACTCGGAGCGCCGCGAAGACAAGCGCCCGTTCCTTTCCGATCTTCGCGAGTCGGGCTCCATCGAGCAGGATGCGGACGTGGTGGCCTTCATCCACCGCGAAGCCTACTACAGCCGCGACGACGATCTTTCGGCCGAAGAGCGCGCCAAAGCCGAGCTCATCGTCGCCAAACAGCGCAACGGCCCCACGGGCAGCGTCCAGCTTTACTTTCTGGCCGCGCTGTCCAGCTTTGAGAACCCGGCGCCGTAAGAGCAGGGAACAGGTTTCAGGGATCAGGGATCAGAAAAACCAATTTGTAATCCCACACGAAAGGCGTCCTGGCCGCAACCCTCATCCACTAACCCAACAGGAGGCAGCATGAACGCGAAAAGCCCCGGAGTGATCCGGGGCTTTTTGTCTGCCTGCTCTCTATTGGCTACTGGCTATTGGCTGGCACCAGCGGCCGCCACCGCTGCGCCCTTGCCGTCCACGCCGCCACATCCGGGCCGCCGATCCGCTCGTAGGCCGTAATGCGCCGCGTCTCAAAGGCCAGCAGCAGGCTGTTCGGATTGCAGGAGTTCGCCCCCGCAATGGTCAGGGGCCCCATGGCGCCATCCTCATCCAGGTAGACGGGTTCCGTCTGCGCCATCGCCGTCCAGCAGTCGTTGATCGCTTCCTGGAACAGCTTCACCGCCGCGCCGGCGCCTTCATTCACCGCCGCGTCACCCACGCAGTCCGCAACCACTTGGTTAGTGAGCTGCGCCAGCAGCAGCGGCGTCCAGAACTGCGCCTGGTAGAACTGCTGCACCGCGTAGCCGCGCGCCGCTTGCGGCAGTGAGGCAATGCGCGCAAAGTCCTGCGGAAAGCTGTAGGAGTTGATGCCGCTGATCGCCTGCGCCGACTCGCGCAGCAGATTGTCCGCCGCAATCGCGGCATTGTCTGCCGGGTTCGGCCGTTGTGGAACCGGATCCGCAACCACCGTGCACCGCCGCTGCGAGTCTTCCGATTCCATCAAAAAGTCATACGCCGGTCCAAACTGCGCCATCGCGCGGCCTCTCCCTGATCCCTAATCACTAACCACTGATCACTGTTTTTCACGGCCGGCGCTGCGTCCAGTGTTTTACCGCCGGCTTCTCAGTTCCGGCAGCGTTTTGAGCCGCAGCGCCCGCCATGATAAGCAGTTACTATTTGTTCTATGCCAGAAAGTAACTGCTTTTCTGTGGGGCCTTCCACCCCACTGTGCCGATCTGTCCCCGGCTCCTCCCAATTTCCACCCGCATTGGGCCCATGCGCGTCCGGCGCGTCCCGGTTATCCCTCGTTTCCACGTCGCGCGCTGCCATTGAAGCGCAGCACGTCGAGGCGTTTCACTGCCGACATCGCCGAAGGATCGTAGGCTACTCCACTCTCGAAGTAGCCGCTGGGAATCCCTGTCAGGTCGTCTGCACAAACGTGATGCCAGTGGGCAGCACAGGCGGCGCGGAGGGCTGGATGATCGCTGTCAGCGACCAGGACGGGTTGCTCGCGCTCGCCGCGGTGTAGCCGATCGCCAGCGGCGCCGTTGTGCTCTCCACCCATCCTGCCGGCAGCGGTACGGTCACAATCAGCCCCGTCGCGTCCACAGTGGGTACAACCGATGGATCGTTCGAGTTTACGGTAAAGGTTGCGTCTGCCAGCATGGTGGCGCCGTCCGGTGAAAGAGTGCCGGTGAAGACGAGGGTGTTTCCCCCAGTAGTAGGCAGCATAGTGATCTCCTTGAAGGTGATGCCTGTAGCCAGGCGAGGTTTCGGTTTCAGCTCGCGCCGGATCTCGATCAGTTCGTCGAGAATATGCTCGAGCAACTCTTCGCTGCGGTACATAGGGCCTCCAGCCTTAGAGGCTGCCGAACACCTTGCCGAGACCTACCGAAAAGATGAACCCGTGCGGGCTAGCCCCGAATCCCGGCGCATAGAGATAGCCCGCGCAAACAGGGGCGATGACTCCCGAGGAGCCGAGGTTGTAGGTCACGCAGCCGCGGAACTGTGCCGAGGCATTCTTGGTCGACGCATTCGTTGTGGTATTCAGCGCCCACCCTCCATCCCCGGCAAAGCTGAACGAAAAAGCATTCGTTGGGATCAGCGTTTTAGTAAAGAGCTTGCTCAGGTCGGGCGTGCACGCCGCGCCGCCATAGTAGCCCTGCAGGTTCACCGCCGGCGCCAGCAGCTCCGCGCCTTCGATCCCGCAGGTCTTGGTGATGTTCAGCGTCTCAGTCGTCAGATTGGCCACGGAACTGGTCTTGGCCAGGTCCACGTAGACGGCGTAGCTCGCCGGTGTAAAAGCCACGCCGGAGCTTGCCGCCGGTGCTGGCGCAGGCGTCGGCGCGGCGGTTTGCCCGCGCATCTGGGCAGGAAACACCAGCATCAGCGCAACCGCAAACACCAGCACTCCCACCTGGGTGGGAACTTTGGTGCCGCTGTCCTTCGCCAGGATGCACGCCACGCCGCCGAGCACGGCAATCGCCGTCACCAGCGCAGTATGCACGTTCACCCCGTAGAGCGATAGATTGTCGGAAATGGCGCCTGCCAGGCCCCCCAGCGTAGCGCCCACAATCACCAGCGCGCCAATGATCGTGGTCACATAATTCTTGAACGCCCGCTCAACAAAACCCGCGATCAACTTCTCGATCAGATTCATCTCAACCTTCCTTTCGGTGTTTTTCAGTAGATTCAGCATACCACTGCCCCGCAAAAACGCTCCCAACCATCAGCCATCGGCGCGCGCCGTCCACATTTCCATAAACCGTGCCGCCTCCGCACCCTTTGTCAAGCCCCGCGATGCAAATTTCCTTTTCACTGCATCGCATACAGTTTTCATCTGATACCTAACCCATGCTCGCCGAAGCCCCCGCGTAGGCGGCTGGCCACTATCTTTACGCCAGCAACTTCGCCACGATCGTTCCCGACCCTGCCGTCACTCCCGACTGATGGAAGCGGTAGAACCCCGGTGCCGGCGCGGCGAACTGCGTGGCTCCCACGGTAAGCTCGCCGGTGGCCACCGTCGCCACCGTGCCCACTTTTTCATACTCACCGTCGACATTATGGATCGCCCACTGCAGGTCCACCACTGCATCAGTGGGCAGCACGGGAAACTTCACGATCGCGCCCAGCGCGCCGCCGGCCGCAATCCGATCCGCGGCCAGAAACGCCGGCACGCTCGAGCCCGCGGCCACCGCCTCGGGAACCTCCGGCGTATCCACCACCGCGCTCCCGCCGTCCGTGGTCGCAGCCACGTTCGTCTGGCTCAGCGCGTAACTGATGGTTCCTACCGCCTGGCCGCCCACAATGCTGATGCTTACCGCCGTCAGCGGCGCGCGCGTCACGTTGAACTCGCCGCCCTCGGTCTGCGTATCGCGCACCGTCACCAGCGATCCCATCGCAGGAATCGGCCCGCGCGCCACCTGCACGTTCAGCGTGGCCACGTCGCTGGTCAGGCTCACCTCGCTCACCCACATCTTCGTGGTGGCCTGGTCCTGCGCATAGCTGCCGTAAAGATATTCCGGCGTTCCCGGCATCAAAGCCCGCACTTTTTGTCCCGGTGTGTTCAGATACGGTGGCATAGTCTCTCCTCGTTTTCCCTCTTCTTGCATTCCAAAATCTTCCGCCGTCTCCGGTCGCTCGACCCTGCGCCGCAACACAACAGCACGCAGCCAGCCGCCAGATACAGCCATGCAACGGCTACGGCAATCAACAGCACCCTCACTCCCAGCGTTGCGCCCATCGCTATCTCCGGATCGCTGCCATTATACGCCAAAGCCCTGGCTCGCCCGAGCGCAGCGGCCTCGTCAGTGGCCTCTTGCCTGCAGGATCAAAGCCACGATCCCGATCAGTAGACCCAAGATGCTGCTTGGTCCAAACAGCCAGATCAGCAGCGATAGCTGTCCCTCCCTACGCTGCGTCAGGGCTAGCAGCCCCTTATTGCCGTCGCCGTCACCGAAGACTGTTTTCATCAGCCTCTCCACGTCTTGTCCCGATACCGCCACATCGCCCGCAGTCAGCCCCAGCGGACACTCTGGAAGCGGGCACATCTCGCGCCCACTGTGTACCCTCTCGGCCCCGTCGTTCATCCCAACCCCCAAGCATTGTTTCCCCGCCTCCAGCTTCATCCTCTTTGCGTCAGATCCAGCCGAACAACCACTCCAGGAGCTTTAGGATGTCGCTCCAGAGAGTGTGCCTGCCGCTAAAGGGCTTGTGGGCGTCCCGAAGTAGATTGCCGTCGGTGGCGCCAACGTCGATCCTTGCGTGCAGATGGCCGTGTAGCCGTAAGTGGTTCCGATGACGCCGGTGTTATCGGTGTAAGTGCCGCTCGCGCCAGAAATCGTGCCTAACTCCTGCCAGTTACTCGTGGCCAGAGTCACGGTGGCGCTGGTGCCCGTGGCGCGCCAGATCTGGCTGCCTGCGGCCGGCGATGGGCAGCTCACAGTCAGCATGGTGGATGGCGACGTGGGGGATGGCAAGCCGCTCAGCGTTTGTGAAATGGAGGCGGCGCTGAACAGCAGAAAGGCGCAGATTGCAAGAATGGTGTTTCGCATGATTTCTCCTCATGTGGTGGTTCCGGTTAGAGTTCCAGCGGGCAAAGGCGCCACCGGAACGGTTACGCTCGCCATATTGCTCGGGGCGCTCAAAACGCCCTTGGCGTCGACGCTTTCCACGATGTAGTCGTAAGTCCCGGCCGACTGGATGGTGGCATCGGTATAGGCAGTGGGCGTGAGCGCGAGCGGCGCGGCATTCAGCAGCGCGTACGCCGTGCTGCCATCCGGCGCGCGGTAAGCATTGTAGCCAGCGACCGGATCGGGCGAGTTCGTGGGCGCATCCCAGGTCAGGTTCACCTGGACCCGAGTAGCCGTCGGCAGCGCCGTCTGCGCGTGCGCGATGGCCCCGGCCAGCAATAGCCCAGCGATGATGCGGAGAATGCGCTTAAAAGTCATAATTCCTACCCCGCCCACACAAACGCACCGCCTCCGCCCACGGGATTGTTGATCGTGATCGTCATCGGCTGGTTCGCCTTACCATAAGCGTTGGTTGCCGTCACCACAAACGAGTAGCTCCCCGCCGTTGTCGGCGTGCCCGTGATGCTGCCCAAATCCGCTGAGATGCTATTCAGGCTAAGTCCGGGCGGCAGCGACCCGCTGTAAAGCGTATATGTCGTTGGAGGCGCGGCCGGACTCAAATCCCAGGTAAGCGAATACGCATTACCCACGTGGCCAATCGGCGGCGAGATGGTAGGCCACACCGGGGGATTTGTGTTGATCGCGCTCAAAACGGCATAAGCTACGAGCTTACTCACAGCTATACCTACCGGCGGAGCCAATACTCCGTAACCCACCAGCTTTGAGACATCCACGCCAGCCGGCGGAGCCAATACTCCGTAACCCACCAGCTTTGAGACATCCACGCCAGCCGGCGGAGCCATGACTCCATAGCCCACCAGCTTGCTCACGTTCACGCCCGCATTCGCCGCGCCAGCCCCAATCTCCACCGCGCAGGAAGCGAACACAGAGGCTGATGTCGATCCCCACGTCACCGCGCCGCCGGGGAGCGCACCGATGGCTCCCGTGCTGTAGGAAACGCCGAGCCCGCATCCCGTTTGCCCTGCGTTCTGCGGCCTGGTCCAGGTCCATATCTGCGTATTCGATGGAACTGCAACTCCGGCGGGGTTCGTTGCGTTCCCCACAGCAGAGAGAATCACATCTACAGAGGTGAGCGGATTCAGGGCCGGAGCCGGAGTTGTAGAGGCAGCTTGGTTCGCCTGCACGCCATACTGCACGATAGCCGCCGCGCCCGCTACAGGAGCGCCGCTCACGGCCACCACGCAAATCTCGGCCGCACTGTGCGCTCCGCAGGCTACCGTAACGGTTGTCGAGGTGGTATTTGCCAGCAGGTTGTTCCTGACGAAGCAGGACAGATAATTGCCGTTTGTGTTCGACCCCTCGGCAAACAGCAGCGTATAAGCGCCACCAGTATTCCCGTCCGAGCAGGTCGGCGTGGCATTCGTGTTTCCGGTCGCCTGGCAGAAAACCAGAAACAGGTCGCCAGCTACGGGCGTGATCGTCGCCGTCGGGCTGGTTCCCGTCGTCGTGTTGCCGCCGACTGCCGAGGTTCTGTATGCAATCGCCATCGCTTACGCGCTCTGCATGTCGAGTTGCAGCCCGGTCAGGTCGCTCTGCGCCCAGGCTGCGCTGGTGATCGGGTTGGTCGGATCGATCTGCTGATACTCCGCAAATCCCACCGTGGGCGATTTCTGTGCTCCGGTCCCAAAGTAGCCCGTACCGCTGCTTCCATAACCCAATTTCAGGTGCGTCGGCGTCGATCCTGCCGGGATCGCGGCCCGCGCGTTTTGTACTACGCCGATCACTGAAAAGACAGTGGGTGTCGGCGCGGTCACCGTGTATTCTTGATCCTGGGCGGTTGAGTTTGTGTAGGCTGGGGAAGCATCCGAATAGCTGGTCCCGTTGATGTTCGTGTAGGTGTTATTCGTCCAGGCGTGCGTTGTCCCGGCTCCAGTCAAGGCCAGCGTCTGCAAGCCGATCAATCCGCGAGTGTCGGAATCCGCCACCACAACTTCAGATACATATACCTCGTAGATCGAGGCGGGAATATTCACACACACTGAGTCCACGTTACTGATTCCCGTTCCGCCTGAGACCGTGGATAGGTTCCCCGTCCATGTGATGACCAGACTCCCGTTCGAGTAGACATTCACCGTCGCGCTGGTTCCCCACGAAGAGACCTGTAGATCGATTTTTCCCAAAGTGCTGTAGCTGAATGTGCTGCCAGGTTCAACGGCAAGTTGTGTGAGACCAGATGAGGAATTCGCGTAAAGCGTGATCTGCGTGCCGTTATTCTGAAAGCCAATCCACAGGCCGTACCCAGAGTTCCCGTTTGCGCTATTGACCAGTCCGCACATCATGATTCCGGAAGGCGTCCCGGACATGTAGGTGACATAGTACCGGAAGGTCAGCCAGCAATTCGTCTGCGTTCCCGCCGCAAATGGAGCACTTCTAAGCAAACACTGGTTGGCCGTCAAACCCACCGCGCAACGGGCATAGCCGCTTCTGAAATACCTGGCATTCGTGGTCACTGTGGGCGCGTTCCCGCTTTGTAGAAAGTCGATGTCCTCGCCGCCAGCAAAATAGATATTCATTCCATCCCCCTGGTCTCGCCGTAGCTCGAAGAGCGAAGGCGGATTAACTCAACCGTACTTGCAACTGCACCGTGATCCGCGTGCAAGTTCCTACTGCGCTTAGATTGAAGGCCAGCGTGTCCCACTGCGCCAGCGCCATTGTCCACGTCGAGATGGCTGACGCTCCGCCAGCCGCCGATTGCTCCGGCCCTGCCAGCGCCACCGGAGCCGACGCGCTGATCTTGTTTGCCGATGTCGGGATATTCGGCGCAGTTGGAGGCGCTCCGCTTCCGGCAATGTCCCAAATGTCCACTGTGCACGTTCCCGCCTGGTCCGCGATGCACGTCCATCCGGTGATCGTACCGTTCCACGGAATCGTCATGTAGCCCTTGATCCCAGTCGAGGGTACATTTCCACCGCCGTCGATGGTGATGCCAAGCGTGCGCACCGTGTTGTCCGCTGGAAGTCTCGCAGTCGCCACGGTCCCCGAGCTCAGGTTGCTGGCGTCGGAAGCATAGGTCTCGGCATTTGACTGCGCCGTTGCCGCAGCACCATCAGCGTCGTAGACGCCAGCCCCAATGGCGCTCTGGATGTCGGCCGACGATGCGCTTACGATTTGATTGCTGCTGTTTGTACCCACCACCTTGGCGCTGGCCGGGACTGCAGCGCCATTCACCTTTACCACGCTGGCCGCCTGGCTCCCGCTTCCCGGCCCAGCCGTCACATCGCCCGTCAGTTGATCGATACCGCTCGCGCCGCTCACCGCGCTGATCTCGCCCGATGCGATAGTGATCGTGGTCCCGTCCGGCTTCACCGCACCCAACGCAGATGTCGTAGCCACCGGCAGATCCGCCGGGGCCATGCTGCGAAACGTAGGAGCCGCGGCGGACCCCGACGATGGTCCGGCATACACCGTGTTGGCGCTCTCGTTGGCCTTCGTCACCTCCAGGGTTCCGCTGCCCGTCACCGGCGATCCAGCTACGGAAAATTCGGCGGGCATAGTCAGACCCACGCTGGTCACCGTCCCAACTCCGGCGCTGCCATTCGCCGCCGCCGTCACCAGGCCCTTGGCGTCCACGGTCAGGTTGGTGTTCGTGTAACTGCCTGCCGTCACCCCGCTCGGCGGCAAGGTTGCAGGCTGCGCCCCGCTCCCGGGTCCAGCCAGCACGTCGCCCGTGAGCTGCGTAATACCACTGCCCTGCGCTGCCGCTGCGGCGCCTTGGCTCGCCGAAGCCTTGGCGGAGGCGGCCGTTTCCGGCCCGTTGATCGCGCCGATGATCTGGTTGATCTTGCGCTCCGCCTCCTCCAGCGCAAGCGCGCTCCAGTTACCTCCGGGAATGCCCCGCAGGTTGGCCGCGTAGCGCGACAGCGAGATGGCAGGAATCTTGGGCATGGCAGTGTTCAGTGTTCAGTGTTCAATGTTCAGTGACCAGAGGCCCACACCGCGCACGTCTGACCACTGACCACTGATCACTGACCACTGTTTCAGTTGCTAGCGCACTCCGCCCGGAAGTAGATGGTGTCTGCCGCCACGCTGGCGCCGTTGCCCAACTCCACCAGCCCTTCCGTGCCGCTTCCAGTGAAGGTCGGCGCTGAAATGCTGCCGGTCAAAGTGTGCGCCGTGCCGGTGAACGCCGGCGCGCTGTTGGTCCCGGTTAGCGTGTGCGCCGTGCCGGTGAACGCCGGCGCGGAGATCCCGCTGTTGATTGTTACCGCGTCGGTGGCCACCAGGTCCGTGTTCCCGCTCGTTGCGCCCGCACCAACCGGGTTCGTGGTCGGCGTCCCGGCCGCAACCGAAATCGTCGGCGCGGCCACGCTTCCGGCGGGCGTATAGCTGTCCATGGTCAGCGTCGGCGCCGCATTCGTGCCTGCCGGCGTATAGCTGTCCATGGTCAGCGTGGGAGCTGAAATCGTTCCCGTGGCCGCGCCCGACTCGTAGATCCGCCAGGTCTGGTTCACCGGATCCCACTTGTAGGTGTAGCCGGTGGTCAGCGAATAAGCCTCCACCCAGTCCGGCAGGCTGTTGGTCAGCACCGCCGCCCCCGTCAGCTTCCAGGGGAGGCCGTTCGTCGCGTAGAGTCCCCCGGACCCGATCACGATCTTGCCCTTGTAAATCTGCCATTTCTGCGTCTTGTCCCTGCCCGTCGGGTAAGGATTGATGGTCGTTGTTAGACTTGGAAGCGCCATGGAAAAACCCTCCTCGGTAAACCTTTCGGTTGTGTCCGGCGAAGCCTAGCTTCTCGCGTCACCCGGCTTCGTCGGCAATTGCATCCTACCACACGCTACGGTTGGCTGCGATCCAACTGCAACACGCCGCCCGCCGCCGCCGGCAGCAGGAACCTGGGCGCGGCCCGATACAGCAGCCGCGCGCCCGTCATCTGTGCCGTCGGGCTCCAAAGCAGCTCCGGAGCAACCGCGCCCGCTCCGGCCCCAATCACGGCCCCCGGCAGGCCCCCTTTCTCGTAGCCCACCCCGCCGCCCAGGGTCAATGCGCCTGTCCTCGCGCCAAACCTTCCCATCACCCGCTGCGCCAGCGGCATACTCAGCGCGCGCCGTCCTGCGCCCTCTTCCACCGGGATCAGGTTGGCGATGCGGCGATTCAGTGGCACGCTCTCCGGGGCCGTGCGCTCCAGCTCCTCGGTCATCAGCCCGTAAGCCCGCCTCCCGGCGCCCATGGCCTCTTTATCCAGCGTGCGCACCGGGCTCCAGGAGAGGTTGTTCCTGCTGAATCCCTGTTGCAGCCGTCCATAGTCAGCCGGCGTCAGCTCCTCCGGGATCGCGCCGCCACCCATCTTCTTGGGCTGCTTCAGGAGCGACTTGCGCATCTCGCCGATCTGGCCGTAAGGCTCCCGCGCCGCCATGCCGCCGCCTTCGAGCGGCCCAAAACGGCCCTGCGCCTCGCTCAGGAAATCGCGCGGTTTGGCAAGCGAAGCAGGCCGCTCGCTGGCGCTTTCCAGCAATCCCTGCCGCTCCTTGTAGAGCGATCCTATTTTTTCGCTCGCCGACTTCTCAACCGCCTCCGGCGTCAGCCCCCTGGTCTCCTCCAGCGCCGCCTTGCCGATCGCTCCGCCAGTCCGCCCGCCACCACGCTCCAGCAACCGCGTTCCCAGCGCGCTTTCGGCCAGATACGGCGCCGCAGCCTTTCCAATCTCTCCCAGCGCCCCGCCGCCAGCGCCCATGGCCGCGCCGGTCCCAAACCCGCCTCCCTGCGCCTTGTTCACCGCGCCCGTTGTCAGCGCCTGGTAGCCCAGCCTCGCCGCCGGCCGCGCCATGCGCAGCAGCAGCGGTGCATCCTCGGCAATCTTTGGCAGCAGCCGCAGCGCGTTCTCTTCCCCCAATCCGGGCGCAAGAAACTCCGCGGCCTGTTCCCCGCCCTTTCCCACCGCCTGGGTCGTGTTCTCCGGGGTCAGCAGTTGCTTGATCCTTTCGCCGCGCGCCTCGTATTGCTCCGGGCTGAGAAACGGCTTTGTCGCCAGGTGCAGCAATCCGGTGACGTCGTTTCCCACGCCGAGGGCAGCGCCGGTCAGCAAATCGCCCGCCCCGCCCATCAGGCTGCGCCCCGCGGTCTCCGCCCGATCCATCAGGCTCGGCGGCTTCACCTCCGGCGCGTTCACGGTCCAAATCTTCCAGTCGTCCCCGCCGCCCGTAGGCGCAGCCGCATCCGCAGCCGAGCCCCCGCCGCCCTGTTTGTATGCCGCAGCCGCCTGCTCCCACTTATCCGGCATCGCTCAACCTCACTGGATCGTCCATCCATCCGCCTGCGCCAGCGCCTTCGCCTTGGCAGGGTCACCGCCGGCCAGCGCCGTGTAATATCCAATCGTCGCCTCGCCGGGTTCCCGTTCGGGACCAGCGCCCTGCACACCAAGGTAATTCGCTTCACTGGTTGCCTTGCGCACATCCTCGCCGTATCGCTCTCGCGCCAGGTCCACCATCTGCCGCATCTGCTGCGGGCTCAGAGTGACCCCGGTCAGGTAGCCATCCTTGTCGAATTGCGCCTTGATCCCCTGCAACCATGGCCGCGACTGCTGTGCTTCCCGGATGATCGCCTGATTCAACCGCGCACCCTTTTGCAAGCTCATGGTCATGCCCAGATGATTCGCCAGCAGGCTCAGCATGGCCTGCTGATCGTTTCCTTTCACCCCTTTGGTGTAGTTATCGGCCATCACGTTAAACCGCTCGGCAGAATCCATCGCCGGCTCATATGCCTTATAGGCGGCCGCCCGCTGCGTATAAGTCCACTTCGGATTGTCCGCGCCGCCAGGGCGCGTTGTATCGCCCCTTCCGGCGCCCGCGCCGCCTCCGGCCGCCGGCTTCTCCCGCACCTTCTCCCATGCCTGCTCCGGCGTCATGCCGCCCTTCACATACGCATCAAAGGCCGCCTGCTCTGGCGTCTGCTCCCGCTGCGCCGTCGGCCCCATCAGCGGCTGCCCGTTAAAGGTCAACGGCTCCAGCTTGCCGCTCTTGTGGTCAAAGCGAAACATGCCCTGATCGGTCGCCAGGTGCTGCCACTGCGGCGCGTTCAGCCGCTCCTGCTCCTGCTGGCGCAGCGTGTCCTCGTCCGCCACCTGCTGCCGCCGCAGCCCCACCTCCTCCTCGCCTCGCGCCTGCGTCTGCGCCTGGCTCTCCAGCCCGCTCAGCTTTTCCAGCGCGCCCATGTCCTGTCCCAGCCGCGCCTGCCTATTGATCTCCGTTCCAGGAATCCGCGCCATCGCGCCCGGTACAATCATCCCCAAAATGCGCGACGCCTTGCCCCCGCGGGAAAGTTCGCTCCATGGCGCCTGCGGCGTCAAATCGCGCCCCACCAGCGCCTGCTGGCGCTCGATCTGCTGCTCTAGCGGGTTCGTTACCTGCGGCATCGCCGATCCTACATGCGGCAGCAGCGGTACCGTGTCCGTCGCGCCCATCGCCGCGTCGGGAGGGAGATACTGCGGCTCGGCGGTCACCATCCCTACTCGCGGCAGCACCGAGGGCGTCCGAGCGGCGGTCACAGCCGCCTCGGAAGGCTGTTGCGGCGGCGCGCTGTCCACAGCACCGACCTTTGGCAGCAGCCGCTGATTCAGCCCCAACAATGCCAGCACGTTTGTCATCGCCTATTCCCTCGTCTAACCAATCCCCGCAACTCCCGTCAAAGTGGAGAGCAATGGACCTCCCCACTGTTGCAGCCATCCGCTCTGCCCGGCCTTGAGCTGCGTGTTCAAATTGTTCGTCTGCCCCGTCACATCCGTCCCGTAGAGCGATCCCAGCATGTTCAGCGCTCCGGTCTGCTGCTGCGCCTTCAGTTGCGCATTCTGGCTCAGTATATCCTCCACCGCCTGCGTCTGGTTCTGGCCCGCGCCCACCGCCCCGGCCACGTCTCCGGCCGCCACGCCGGCCGCATTCCCGGTGCGCAGCGCCCGCAGCAGTCCGCCTTGCTGCGCAGCATTCGAAGCGCTTCCCGCCGCCGTCTGCGCAGCCGCCGTCATTTGGTTCACCGCGCCCTGCCCATAGCCGGGAGCGTTCCCGCCCGCCCAGCTCTCCAGCAGCGGCGTCATGTAGCTGCCGATCCCCGACGCCTGCGTGCCTTCCGTCGACGCAGCGGTGCTGGCGGCATTCTGCACGCTGCGGTCGCACAGCGCCACCGGCCCGCAATACTGGAGGCTTTCGCGCTCCAGCACTGCGCCGGTCTCCATGTCCACCACCACCCGCGTGCTGATCCGCCGCAGACCGTTCTCGTTCCCTTGTTCCCTCGGTCCCTTGGTCCCTGTCTTCGTCATATCCTCACGCTCCAGCTCCGCCACGGGCTCATGGTCCATCCTGCCCGGCTAAGCGCCCACCCAAAATTCGCCTGTATGTGCGGCGGAATCCATGCCGTCAACTCGTCGTATCCCGCCGCGCTCGCCTGAACGCGGGCCTCCCCCATCAACCGGCGAAAGGCCCGCGCGCGCAAGACCGGAGGCAGATCCTGCGCAACCCATAAAAAGCACTCCCCCACCGGCTTCACCGCCGCCGCCCCCACCACCTCGCCGCTGTCGCTCTCCACCACGCGCTTCAGCCGGAACAACGGCGCGTCCACATTCGGCAACCGGTAGCCGGTCTCCATCAGGTCATGGATCACCCGTACCGCCCCGTTGTCCTCCGGCTTCCATTCGCGTATCTTCACGTTTCGCGCCCTTCTGACTCCTGAAACCTGAAACCTGAAACCTGACCCCTGAAACCTGTCTTACCCAAGCCTCCCCGTCACCGGAATCCGCGGGTGCGGCTGCGCTCCCATCACAATCCGCCGCAGCGTAAAGCTCGAGCCCACGCCCTCCTCGCTCACCAGCCCATCCGTCTCGAACAGCAGAAACACCCGGTTCCCCGGCACGCTCACCGGCAAAAACGTGTCGCCCAGCGCCGGGCTTTCCCCGCCCAGCAGCGGCAGCACTACCGGGTTCGGATTCAACTGCGTCTCCGGGAGGATCGACAGCTTGAACTGCCCCATCACATCCATGAGCACCGAAATCGGCCCGTATATCTTGCGCGCGCTGCCCAGTTGCAGGTTCTGCTCGGTCTGCGTGTCACTGAAGTTGCTGGTCCCGTAAGCCTCTGCAATCGCCGCGCCGTCGTCGGTCGAATTCGCGGCATCCAGAAAGTAAATCTTCGCCGTCTTGCCCGATCCCAGCCACAGCGCCTCGCTGCCGTTCCCCTGCGGCATAAACTCCCCATACCACGCGGGAATCGACCATACCGCCCACTTCCTGCCACCCTCCCGGCTGATCACCTGCCCGGTGAACGCGCTCACCGTGACGCCCGGACTCATGGCGATCGTCGATCCCGGCGCCAGCGTCAGGTAGCTGCACAGCAGCGTCACGTTGTTCTGCGTAGGCGTAGCTGCGGGCAACCGCGTATAGTTTCCGGGCGTAGGCAACGCGCAGCCAAACAGCACGCGCTGCCGGTGCCGGTCGTTGACCAGCCAGAAGCCCGCGCTCAGCGCAAAATTCAGCGAATCCCACAGATCCTGCACCTCCTGGCTCAGCTTTACGTGGCTGCCGCCGTCGAAGATCCACAACCCGCGCAGGTCCGCGGCCAATACAAACTCCTCGCCCACGTCCGCCGCCATCGGTCCCAGGCATCCCACCGCGTTCGATACCTCGCTCAGCGTCCAGTCATCCGGCTCCGTGGTGCCGTTGTCCTGCGTGGCAAACCAGCGCCTCGCCGTGCAGATGTAGAGCTGGTTCAGGAAGCGGAAGATGTTGGTGATGGGGTCCGTGGTGTAGTTCGAGATGTCGATCAGCCCCGTCACCCCGTCGAAGGCCTCCGGCTGCGCGCCGTAGCTGGCCACCACCTGGTTCTGCAGCACCGGCTGGTCCCAATCGAAGATCTCAATGCGGTCGATCTCCAGGTCCGCCCCGGCCGGCCAGCCCACCGGAATCGCCACCAGCTTCAGATCGGGGGGGATGGTATTGAACCGCGTGACCGTCGGATTGTAAACCGGCGCGGTCGGCGAAGAGAAGGTCACCAGGTAGCCTACGGAAAAGATAGACAGACTGCCCGTGAAGTTTGCAAACTGGCTTGTATTCCCCATTTCGAACGTGATCAGCGCGCCGCTCAAAAACGATGTGTCGGTGGTGAAACTGGAGCTCGTCCAGGTTCCCGAAGAGGGCAGAGCGGGAAGGCCAATGTCGGCATCGTCCCGATCCGTAGCGGAGTATGCGGCGCCAGGATTATCGGTCGCAAACGTGCCCGTGTATCTGACTTGGTACTGGACTGCCGTCACGATGGCCCCTGCGGGAAGCGCCGGCATGACAAAATCATTGAAGGTCAACGTCGCCTTGCAGGTCGTACCGAGATTGAATGGCGGATATGCGCCGGAGGCCTCCATGCTTCCCGTGCTATCGGAGGTCGTGGCAGCGCTGGCGACGTTTGTTCCTGCATAGATTTGCGTTGCCGCGCTTGCCCCAGGCCCCACCAGCCCTGCATAGACGCCAGGACTGATTTCTACGGGAAAGCTCAGCCATCTTCCGGTTGCCGGCGAACCCAGCGGCCCAATGAACTCCTGCGGCTCCGTCGTCAGGCGGCTCGCCGGGATCCGGTAAACATCCATCTCGTTCGTTATCGCGCTGGCGAACCCGATCCACACCTCGCCCGTGGCGTTGCCCCCCGGCGACCATACCGTCGCCCGCACCCCGTAGCGCCGTCCCTGTATCAGAATCGGCGTGCCAAGGGCCGTCTGCGCCGCGGGCTGCGCAATCATGTCCAGCGCCGCCAGGTTCCAGGCCTGCGGCGAGGGATTCACTGTCCCGGCCGAGCCGTTCTTGTAGTAGTAGCTGAACCCGAAGATGGGGCTTGTCACCAGTTCGTGGGTCTGGCTCCCGTCCGGCGACTGCGGCGTCCAGCCCGAGACGGGATTCGCCGCCGATCCTCCGCCATCGAAGGTGGTATTCAGGAACTGGTCCACCTTGTTGCGGCAGCCCATAAAAAAGGTGCGCCCCGCGTACTGCTCGCCCTTCACCGGCTCGCCCAGCTCCCGCACGGTGAACAGGTTGTTCCCCGTTACCGCATTGCCGCCCTCGTCCACGCCGGAGACATTCACGCCCTCCAGCAGCACCTGGTCGCTGATGTTGATGGTGAAGCTGGTGGTCGTATTGTCGGGCACAATCGAGGCCTGAACCTGGTTCCCATTCTCGTCCGTCACCGTGCCTGGAACGTAGAAATAGGAGCCGCCGATGGCCGCGTTCGCCGGCGTCCACGCCACGATGCGCTGCAGCACATTGGCCGGCCCCGTGCACAAATTACTGAAGGTCAGCCCGATCGTCCCGGCGTCGGTCGAGAAGGCTACCGGCGGGCTGGCCGGCGTCAGGTAACCGGAGCGGGTCAGGTAGAACACAATCGCGTAGCGCGGACCCGCCGCCACCTGCGCCACCGGCGCGGCCACGCCCGTCGTCGTCAGCCCCGTCACCGGCTCCGTCCAGTTGGTGCCGATGGCGATGGCGCTGGTATTCTGCTGCGTCTCCGCCCCCGCCTCCTGCTCGCTCACATACACGTTCCAGCCGGTCACCCCGCTGGCCGAGGCAGGCGAATCCACCACTAGTTTTGTTCCAGCGCCCAGCAGAATGCTAGCCTCCGCCGAAGGCGCCAGCACTCCCCCTGAGATGTTCGCCACCACCACCCACGCCGTGCGCACCGGCAGGTCGCCGCCGGTCACATACGAAAGCACCGGCGCGGCGGGAGTATTCGCGCTCTCCACCGTCGCCACCGCCGGCCCCACGCCCGGCCCCATCTGGCTCACCCGGTCCAGAAAGATTCCGTCGTAGTTGCGCGGCTGGTCCGTTCCCTGCAGCGCGCCCGGCGTCGGCAGCAGCGGATAGCTGGCTACATTGTTTACGTTGCTCAGGCAGATGTACTCGCGCAGGTTCGCGCTCAGCCCCAGCGCCCGCGCGCCGTTCAAAATTCCGCTGTATATCGGGCTCAGCGGCCCCGTCGCCGCCAGCAGCCGGCTCCACAGACTGCCCAGCTTGTCCTGCGCCAGTAGGGTATTCAAGGCGCCCAGCAGGGCCGCCGTGAACCATTGCAGTTGTCCTGGGGTGGCGCTGAAGCTGATCGCGCCGGTCAGCCCCGGCCGGGGTCCGGCGCCAGCGATCGTGAAGTCCACATCCTGAGCCAGCCAGCTTGCGCCCTCGGGAAAGTCACGCGGATCGGCAAGCGTAAACAACCCCTCGAACCGGGTAACCGGAACCTGCCGCGCCGGCATGGCCAAGTTGAAGCGCCCCACCCCATGAACCCCCTAAAAACAGCCATTAGCTCCTAGCTTTTAGCTTCTACGAACCAACCGAAGGTATCGCACTCTACCCGTATGGCTGGCGTTCGTACACCACATGCTGCATCCGCCGCACCTGCCGCTGCACCATCCCGTCAATCGAGCTCTGGTAGTTCGCCAGCAGGTCGTTCGCCCCGCCGCTCTGCACCCGCGCCGCGCAAAAATCGTAGGCCAGCCGGTAGGCCAGCGCCTGCACGCTGTCCCGGAAGGGCAGATACGTCGTCGGAAAATGGACGGGCAGCGTGGTCGATGGATAATAGGCCACCGTTCCCAGATAGCGCAGCCGCATGTCGATCGCCTGTGTCGCCCCGTTCAGCGCAATCTGGTCCCCCTGCCACTCCCAGTCCCCCGGCGAGGGCCCCTGGTAAAACGAGGCCAGCCCATTCGCCGCCTCGTTCATCTCGCTAAAGGTCAAATTCGTCCCGCCGGCCCGGAACCACACCTTGATCGGCGCCAGCAGGTCGGGCGGCAACACGATGCCCGTATGCACCACCGACCCATCGTTAAAACCAGTGTAGGTCAGCGCCTGATACACCGCCGGATTCGGCGCGCCCACGCCCAGCGCGGAGTTGATGGGCGGCAGGCCCGTCAGCACCGTCTCCCGGATCATGGTGGGCACGGAGCGGTTCCACAGGTCGCGCTGCATCTGCGCAATCGAAGCGTTCAGCAGGGGCAAGGTCTCGGGCGCGGCATCGGTCAGCGTGATTCCGGCGCCCGCGGCCAGCGTGTCGTTCACGTAAACCCGAGCCAGGTTCATCACGTCCTCGATGCTCGGGTACACCTGCGCCGTCACGTTTCACTCCATGTCCCGCCGTAGCTCGTAGAACGAAGGCGGACCCTTTTACTCTCCGCCTTGCCCGTCCCCTGGATCCTCGGTCAGCAAGGAACCTTCCAACTCTGCGGCCTGCACCGCCGCAGTGTCGGCCATCGGCTCCTTCGGGCCGCGCTTTTTCTGACCACTGACCCCTGACCCCTGACCACTGTCTTTCCACCACTCTCCCCGCTCCGCCACCGGCACGTCTTCCATCTTCTTCACGCCGGCCGCCACCGCGCGCCTCCAATCCAGCACGCACATCATGTTGGCGCTGTTCATGTGGTAGGCCAGACCCGGCCGCACCAACTCGCCGCAGTACGGGCACGGCGTGGGAGCGGTCTGGGTATAGTGCCAGTTCGCCTTGTAGGCAAAGTAGTCTGCCGCCAGGTGGTGCTCCGGCCCAATCTCGCGCCGGCGGTTGGCGCGGTCCAGCTCGTCGGCCGTCTTCAGGCACCAGCGGTAGTGCGTCTCCATCCGCGTCCGGCAGGCCCGCACTTCCTCCGGCTTCGGCGGCCGGCTCATACTCATAAACAGTCCGCGCCGCGTCAAATCGGTGGAAGCCGCCGCCCACTCCATCTCGCCGCCCGCGCCGATCTCGCCCCAGGCCCCGCTCGGGTTCAGCACCCCGCGGGTAAAGAACACGCCGTCCACGCCCACGCTGAAGGTGCGGTCCTCCATCCAGATCATCTCGTTCACCGGCGAAGGGAACGCTCCCACCAGCTTGTAATCCTCGTCCTCCGGGCAGGGCTCGAATACGATGATCGGGAAGCTCGGCGGCCGGTGTACTTCAAAGCGCCGGTTCACGATCGAGTAGACATACACCATGAAGTCCGGGCGGCGGTTCAGGTTGGCGTCGCGCGAATAGTCGGTCAGCATCACGCCGGCCGAGTTCGCCTCCTGCATCAGGCGCCGCTCTTCCGCGCGCCCGCGCTCCGTTTTCTCGCTGATTGTTGCATCGATTGCCATGTGCCTCCGCCTCTCGAAAGCAGCTCCCGGCCTCTGGCTTCTAGCCTTCAGCCTTGAGCTGCCTGATTGCCGGGCCCCGCGGCATCTGCCGCGCCCGACGGGTAATGGTTGCGAGATTTCTCTCTATCTGCTCCACCTTCCGTTCCACCACGGTCGGCAAAGCGCCTCCGCTTGCCCCAAAACTGGTCGGCCCCGTAAACTGCGGCATCGCGTCCTGCAGCACGTCGGCAATCTGGCTGCTCAGGGCCTCGTTCACCCGCTGCCGCTCCCGTTCCAGTTGCGCGTGCCGGATCCGCGCAAAGTCCCGGCGATGCTTCTCCGCCTCGCCGGCCATCATCACCACCACGCGCTGGTTCAGGCCCACGGTATCCAGCATGGTGGGCACAAACAGGCCGCCATCCTGGGTGTAGAAAGCCTGCAGCAATGCGTAGCCGCCGCCGCTGCCGGGAGCCTCGCTGTCGTTGTCCACCCACCAGATCAGCGCCCAGCAGTCGCACGGGCAGGCAAATTTGTGCTCGGGAAAGTCCGGCATGGGGTCGCCGATCCAGTGCAGCCGGTAGCGCGGCTTGTCCTCCGCCACGCTGCCGAACCGCGCCAACTCCTTCTGGTAAAGCCCCGGAGCCTCCACCACGGCCCTCCTCTCGTAAAAACAGCCATTAGCCATTAGCTATTAGCTTCTAGCCAGAAGCCCCGGTTCCAACTTCGGAGCTAAAAGCTAGAAGCTAACAGCTAAAAGCTGTCTTTTAGATCGTCGGCTGCGCCGCGTTGTCCACCCGCACCGCCGCGCGCACGTTGCTGAACGCCAAGTTCAGCGCGGTCACGTAGGCAAACATGGTCGAGGTCAGATAGCCGCCGTTCACAATATCCGGCACGGCAGCGCTGGTGATGCCTCCGCCAAAGTCGTAGAGCTCAAGGGGCAGAAGCTCCCCGAGGTACGCGACATCGGCGGTAAACAGCTTCAACTCGCCCGGCGTGGCGTTCATGCCCACGAGCACCGGCCGCCCGGCATACTGTTTCGGCCACTCGCGCTTCGCCACGTCCGGCGTCACGTCCCCGGCGTTGCGGCTGGTCTCGCTGTAAATGGAGTTCAGATACAGCTCGGCCATCTGCATCGCCTGGTCCGGCCCGCAGTACCACACCGAATTCTTCGCGGCCTGGTTCTGCGGCCCCAACGCCCGCAACAGCAGCGTCAGCGCGCGCAGCCCGGTGCTCAGCGTAATGCTGGCGCCACGCAGGTCGATCTCCGGGGTCGAAAGCCGTCCGCCAAAGTTCTGCCGCAGCAGTCCGCCGATCGAGCCGGTCGGCGAGTTCACCAGCCACGCATCCAGGCCCAGAATCGACGCGCCTACTCCGGCGCTCGATCCATTCACCACCAGGTAGTTGCCGGCCACCGGAGCCGCCGCGCTCCATCCGGCGGCGTCGGTTGTGATCGTCTGGGTCACGGGATCGACGTAGGCGACGGTAAAGCTGCCGATCAGCGTCGGCGACGAGCCTACGGCGCTGAAATACTGCACCGTCTGCTGGTCCTGGAACCGGAAGGCGTTGTTCAGGCCCACGATGGTGCACACGTTTCCGGTCGTACCCGTGATGGTCGCCGTCGACGGGATCTGGTCCAATGTTCCGGTGCCGTCGCCCTGCAGCAGCGCCTCCAGGCCCCCAGTCGCCTGGGTAAAGGTGTTCTTCAGCTCCTGCGCCTGCACGTTGAAGAGGCCGCGCTTCGCGCCCTCGGTCGAAATGCGCGCCAGAAAGCTGATTTCGCAGGTCGAGTAGTAGAAGACCGGAGACAGCGCGAAGGCTGCCCATTTCGAGCCGGTGCCGCGTCCCAGCGAATCGGCATTGCCGGTTCCCTGCGAGATGGCTGCGCCCGCCTGCGCCCGGAAGGGCACGCGGAACGAAGGCCGGGTCACGCCGCCCGCAGCGGTCACATTGCTGATGGGGATGGTGGTTGCGTTTCTCTTCAGGTAGCCGTAGAGCGTTTCGTCATGCGGCGCCAGATCGGAGATGCGCTTGGAGAACGCATCCAATTCAATTGCTTCTAAGGCCGATTCCACGAGGGGACTCGCCATGACAATCTCCTGAACTTGGATTCAGGCACGCGGCCTTTGGCCGTGTGCGATTGTCCGTGCCCCTGCGTTGGGTAAGGCAACAGGTTGCCTTGGTCGTTGGCCGGATTGTCAGCCGCGAGGAGCCGTGTAGTTTAAGGGCGGTCCCGGCCCGCACATCCCGGTGGCTGTAAAACAGTGCCCGTCTTTCCGGGCTGCCATTCCCAGTCCTTATTATCGCGGAGGGAATTGCCACGTCTCAGCCCAACGCCCCGGTTTCCCGGTCGTACTGAAAGTCGATCAAACCTCACGGCGCGCCACTCCCGCTGAAACGGCGCTTGCAAGCACCCTACTCCTGAAATTTCCCACCTGTCAAGAGGGGGTGTGGAAAAGCAGCCTCTAGCCTCCAGCTTTTAGCTCCTAGCTAGAGGCTAGAAGCTAGCAGCTAGCGGCTGCCTTTGGAAACTCCTTCCACTCGCGCCCATCCAGCAGCGCCTCGGCGGCTTTCTTGCCGACACGGAGAAGGCCTTCGGTGGGCGTTTCTCCATTAGCATCAAGACGTTGCGCTGTATCTTCTGGCAGTTGGTCCCAGTCGCACCACTCGCCCCATTGCTTGAAGAAGAACGGCACGCCCGCAGCCACGCACTGGTCCCGCAGGCTCCGCGCCCAATCCGTGTGCATCGGCCGCGCGCCAGGGCCGCTCTCACCTCCGCAGATCACCCAATCGATGTGTTCGAGATTGACTTTTCCAAGATCGAAAATCAGCGGCTCAAAGGATACAAATCGCTTCGCTGCAGGAGTCTGCTGGAGCAAATCTAAGCGTTGGTGCTGATTGCCTTCGTCACTCACGCCCAGCCACAGGTTGCGCATCGGCCAGCCCACGTTGTGCCCGTCGCCCAGCACCCCATTGATGGCGTTGGCAATGGCGCACTCGGCATTCTCGCCAAACAGCGGAATATCGTCTTCATCCCGCAGTGTGCTCAAGGATTCAGCCCATTCCTCCGCCGAATAGAACTGTTGGAAAAACTCCAGCATCAACTCGGGGCGCTTTGTCAGAACCTGAAATCTGTGGCGGGGAGCCAGCGCGACCACAGCCAAAACCCTAGAAATCCAACCAGCCAAGCGGGCCTTCGGGTGGAACAAATCACTCATCGAGTTAACGAAGATATTGCGTGGCTTTTTCCAGTGGAACGGCGCATCCCAGGTGTCTCCGGACCCCTCTTTCAGATCCCCGCTCCACACCGCCGCGCCATTCACAATCTGCGTGAGGCCCGCGTAGTTCGGCTTACTCTCCAGTCGCCGCGCGAACCGCTCCGCATAACAATGCCGGCAACCCTCGCTCACCCGCGAACAGCCCATAAACGGATTCCACGTCGAATCCGTCCATTCAATCCCCGTCTTCGCCCCCATCAGTGCTCCCTTCGGTCGCAGCTTCCAGCTTCCAGCTTCTAGCTTTTAGCTCCTAGCTAGAGGCTAGAAGCTAGCAGCTAGCGGCTGTCTCTCAGTCCGCCCACTTCCTTGGGCTGTACTCCCGCATCCGCAGCGCCCGTTCGAAGGCATCCCGCAGCTTCTCCGGCGGCGCCGTCTCAAAGTTCTCGCCAATCCAGTACAGGATCGTGCGCGGCGCGCTCCGGTCCTGCGCCACCAGGGTAAAGGTCTCCTGCCCGCGCCGATGGGCGCGTAGAAAAACCTGCTCGTCTTCATTGAACTCGCCGCTCTCGGTCTCCCGATCCTCAGCGTCCACGCCCACCATGTCCTCTTCCATGCTGCCTCCTCTTTGTCAGGTTTCAGGTTTCAGGGATCGGTGCGCGACCGCCGCTAATGCAGGCCATCGGATCTGCATCTTCTGGCGCCGGAGTATTGACCGCCGCGCCATTTGTCCCCCGATAGCGGCCGCGCCCTCACCGTTTGCTCAGAGTTTGATCCCAAGGTATACCGCGAAACCCTCCACGGTCTCGTTGGCAGCCGCAAGGATACGAACCACACGCTCCAGCCGCTTGTTCAGGCCTGTGGGCACAGACGTTCCTTGCCCATTCCCGGACTCATCACAGACAATCTGGTCCGCAAGGGCGCTGATCTGGCATTGCAACACTTCCGCCAAGCTTTCCAGCCTCTCCATAAGGCTGGCTGTGTTTACTGCCTCGCACTGATCCGGCTCTGGCGGCAGCGTCCTGCTTGGTCCTGTTGCGGCTGGCCGTGTTGCGGCGTTGTTCCGTTGGCTGCGTCCCGTCACCAATTTTCCCTGCGCTTGTCTTTCCATGTTTGCCTCCGCGACCGCTCCGTCGCCGGTTGTGCTATTCTTACTGCAAAGGTCACCCCAGCCAAACCTCTTCGCAACGCAAATCCCGCCTGTTTCGTGCCTCATTGCAAATCGGTAATCCTATTTTCAGGTGACCGGAAAAGCCGGGAGGAATCCCGGCTTACTTCCACCGCACCAGCTTGCGCCCGTTCCCGTCCTTGATGTACCCCTGCTGCTTGATCATCGCGTCGATCATGTCCTGCCCCGGCGCAAAGTCCCCGTCCGCCGGCTTCCGGCTCACCAGCACCGCCGTCTTGTTCACCGTCTGCGTGCGATTCCCTGTTCCCTGTTCCCTGTTCCCTGTTCCCTGCCTCTGTGTTGTCCTGGTCCCTTGGTCCCTTGATCCCTTGGTCCCATGCCGTTCCCACACCGCCCGCGCGCTCGCCGCCAGCACGCCCGAGATGCCGCTCTGCGACTGTTTCAGGATCCGATCCGCCTTACCTGTCTTCTGCCATGCCTTCAGGTTGGTTTGGAAGCTCTGGTCCGCCGCCAACCTACGGTCCACCTCCGCCGCAATCAGGCTCACCATGTCCGCCTGCTTCGCCGCGTCCAGCTTCGTCGCGCCCAGCAGAGGCTTCAGCGCCTTCTCGATCTCCGTCTTGGCCCACGGCACAAGCTGCTGCTGCACCTGCACCGTCAGATCGGCTCCGCCGCCATCGCCCGTTCCCGCCCCAGCCGCGGCGCCCCGGCCAGCGCCGGCGCCCGCGCCACTCACGCCACGCCCAGGGCTGACTCGCTGACTCGCTGACTCGCTGACTCGCTCACCTGTTCCCTGCTTTTCGAGGCCCGCAATCCACTGCGCCACGCCCGTCACCTGCCGAAAGGCCTTCTCTATATAAAACTTCGCGTGTTCGGGATCGGTCGCGCTATAGGCATCGTTCAGCAGCTCCCGCGCGCTGGCAATCCACTCGCCCAGCCCGCTCGCCGCCACTGCCTGCACCAGGTGCGGCGTCAGCGCCGCGGCGTAAGCCTGCGCATCCAGTGTGCGCAACTGGTCCAGCGCCACCGGAACCAGCTTTTTCATGCCCTCCGGGCTCTCCGCAAACATGTCTTGTATCACCTGCGGGTCGCCCGTGTCCACCATCTTGTCGATCGATTCCACGCTGGTTTCCAGGTCCCGCAGCCGCCCAATCGACTCCGGGCCTCCCAGAATGTCGATCTGCTCCTTCAAGCTGCGCAGGTCCTTGATGTCGCCCAGCGCCGCATACTCCTGGTCGCGGTACCATGCTTTGCTTAGCGCGTCAATCAGCGGCTTCCGCTCCGGATCGTTCCGGCCCTCGCGCAAAAACTTCACCACCTCCGCGCGCGTCTTGTCCGCTCGCTGAGCAGCCTGCGCGGCCGCATCCCCGCCAGCGCCGGCGTCTCCCTGGTCTCCCTGATCGCCTTGGTCCCCAGCATCCCCTTGTTGATCGCCCTGGTCGCCTTGATCCCCAGCGTCCCCCTGGTCGCCCTGGTCGCCTTGATCCCCGCCGCCCAAATCGCCCAGCAAGCTCACATCCTGCTCGCTGCCCGCATCCACCACCATCGTCCCGTCGCCGTCCATTGGTACCTCCTTGTAACTTTTGTTACATTTGTAACTTTTGTTACATCTCAGTTTCTGAGCGTCGCTACCCGCTCGATTCCAACAATCACCGCACCGAAAATCCGTGTGCTCTCGCTCGTTTGCAGCAGATCCTCCGCCAGCAGCGAAGCCTCTGAAAATTCTTCGCCGCAACGGAAGAGAAAATCGTGTTTCGCTGTCCCCACCCTTAAATTCGCTTTCCAAAGCGTGCGCGGTTCCCTAATCGCCGACCCGCTTGTGGCCGCAGTCTTCTTAGCTCGCATTCTGGGCCTCCGTCCCCATTCCCTGTTTTTCCGGCGCCAACCCCATCTCCGCCGGGTGCCGCAGCGCCTCTTTCGCCACCCGGTCCTGCGCCACGCTCTGCGGCGCGCCCGGCAGCTTGTACTCGTTCAGCAGCGCCGCCGCGGCCTCCGGCGGCAGGTCCTTGAAGTTCGCCGTCACCGTCACCGGCTTCATGGGCGGCGTCGGCGGCGGCACATTGGCCTTGTGCGCCAGCATGTGCAGCTTCACGTTCAGCCACCCCGCCCGCTCTTCAGGGCTGCCGCTCTTCATCGCCCGCCCCGCCGGCGAGTTCAGCCACCACAGGCAGGTCTGCATCTCCGTCGCGTGATCGTCACAATCCGCGTCCACCGGCAGCGAACTCACCATCGGCGGCATCGCCTGCGCCGCCCGCTTCGCCTGTTCCGCCGCAGCGGCTCCCTGCCGCGCCGCATTAGCCTGCTCCGGGGTCGCCGCGCCCTGCGCCATCCCCTGCGCCTGCGCGCCAAGCTGCTCAGCCGCTGCCAGCGCCTGCTGCTGCGCCGGGTTGGGCGCCGGCTCCGCCCGCATCAGGATCTCGATCTCGCCTACCTGCTTCTCCCATGCATCCGCCTGCGGCATCTCCAGCTCTTCAATCCCCGCCATGCGCACCGCCGTCCGCATGTTTAGCGGCGTCGCGCTCAGGAACTGCGCCACCAGCGGATTTCCGGCGTCCATCAGCAGTGTCTGGTAGCGGCTCTGCTTTTGCACCCAGCTCTCGGGGAAGTTCGCACCGTTCTCCGGAAACGCCAGCACCTGGCCCTTCAATTCGCTGATCTCCAACCGCACCGCCGTGTCCCCGTCCATGCCGCAGATCGGCTCCGTGCGCATCCTTGCCGCCAGCCGCGCCGCCTGCGCAAAATAGCTGGCCGTTCCCACTTGCATGGCGTGCCACGGCGTCCCCAGCCGCCCCAGCGCCTGGTCTCTCTGGATCGCCACCGCCACCCCGCTCGAGGCGTCCGTGTTCGACGGCGCGCCAAACAAACTCGGCAATGCTCCGCTCACCAGTTGCGCCAGTCCGTTGATAAACTGCATGATCGCGTCCCACATCGCCGGATTCTGCTGCGGCGCCGGTTCCACCCAGACCGGTGTAATCCCTGTCGCGGCCTGATTCTGCAAACTGCTGGCATCATAGGGAATCATCGGCCCCGGCGTGCTGGCGGATTCCTTGATCTGATTAGGGTCGCCCAGCGCCACGTTGAACCATCGCGCAGGCACGCAGCGGATGAAGTAATCGTTCAAGAGGTCGATCCAGTTGTTCACCCGCTTCTGCACGCTCAACAGCTTCGAGCACAGGCTGGGCCGGTTCATGCCCGAGCCCGGAAAGGCCTGAATCAGCGTACAGTGGTCGTCGATCGACTCCTGCCGCGCAAAAATGAAGGCCTCGCCCGCAATCACCACTAGGCAGCCGTCCGGGAACTCGTTCAGCAGCTCCGCGCGCACGTTCAGGTCTTCCACTTCCATAAACATCGACGGCCGGAACCACGTCCTCTGCACCGTGCAGTCGCGCACCATGGAATCGCCCGTCACGTAGCTCGCTTCCAGAGCCAGCGCCACGTTGATCCGGGCAATCCGGTCCAGCTCGTTCTCGCCCGCGCCCGCCGATCCCGGCTTGATCTTGTCCGCCTTGTCCGGGAACATGCCCTTCACGTAGGCGAAGTCGTACTCTTTGCTCACCTGCACAAATGGGCAGTCGCTCAGCGTCATGGCGTTGATAGGGACCTTGTGTTCCAGCTTTCCGTAGGCCTCGGCAATCTCGCGCCCGCGCGGCAGGCCCCGCGTCCGGCTGCGCGCCGGCTCGGGAGCGATGGCCGGAAAGGCAGTATGCGCCGCCCAGCTTCCATCGGGATTCGCCTCCACCGCCGCCACGCCGCCCGGCGGCACCTGCCCGCCTACTGGAATATCATCGCCCATCAGCAGCCGGAAGATCTCCGTGATCACCGAATCGTGCGTCACAATCGCCACCGGCGCATCGGGCGTTGCCGAATCGAGCAACTCTGTCAGCGCATCCTCGATCCGCGCCTTGAACTCGTTGAACGATTCTCCGCCCGGCATCGACGTGTCCGGCTCTTCCTCGTAGCGCTCGATCTCGCCCTGCGCCGCCTGCCCATCCTCGCCGGCCAGGTCGCCGATGTTCAGGCTGGCCAGCCGGTCGTCCATCTCCACCGGTGCGCCCGTGGCCTGCGCCACCGCCCGCGCCGTCTCCAGGCTGCGCTCCACCGGACTGCTCACGATCCGCGCCACGCGCCTCTGCTTCAGCCAGTCCGCCGCGCGATCCGCCTGCCGCTCGCCGCGCTCATCCAATGGGATTTCAAGTCGCCCCCGCGCCTTGCCGTCGGCATTCGCCTCCGTCTCGCCGTGCCGCACCAGCCAGATGGCCGGGTGCTCGCTCTCCGCCGAAGCGTTCTCGGGAACCACCGGCTCCTGCAACTTCTGCCGCCCAAACCGCTGCGCATCGAGTATGTGATCCACCACCACCAGCGCTCGCCCATCGTTTCTCAGGTAGTACACAAGCTGGTGCTGCAAGTCCAGCAGGTCATTGGCCCGCGCAAACAACCGGGAATACTTCGTCGCCGCCCGCGCCGCCGTAATGTCGCCATCGCTGGTGGGATCCTGCGGCTCAAAGCGCACCGCGGGAATGTCCCGCGTCAGCGCCGCTGTGATGATCTCTCCGTAGCTCGAATAAATATTGGTCTCGTAGCCGTACCACTTCCTGCTGTTCTGGTTCGAGCCGGCGCGGTTGTAGTTGGTTGCGAAGGGCGGCATCACCCAGCCGCCCCCCTTGCGTGGCAGTAGATACTGGTAACCATGGTCGTAGAGCCGTGCCTCCCAGCTCTGCTCCACCTCCCAGCGCCGCGCCGCCACGTCCTTGTTGCCCACCAGATCGCAGAGCCGCCACAGTTGTTTTTCCGCATCCTCCGAGAGCTGCGCCGGTTCGTGCGGCGAGGCCCAGAACGGCGCCAGCTCGCCGGGATCGAACTGCGGCATCTTCGGCTCTTGCTCCTCCTCGTCCTGCGCCTGCCCCGTCCCGTCACCAGACGGAAACGGGCTCTGCGTGTAGCTCACTGCCTGGGTTGCCATGGTTCAAGCTCCTAGCTTCTAGCTTTTAGCTTTTAGCCCATCCCGGTAAGGTAAACTTCGCCGGGCTCTTCAACGCTGCCACCTTTTGCCACGCTCCCGGCCCTCAAGGCCCCATATTCGGCCACCAACATCACCAAACTCTGAAAACTCATCTAAAGCTGAGCCCCATCGCTCAGATCCGGGCCACCATCGGCGACTCGCCGAAGCAAAATGTACTCCTTCGCAGCTTTAAGCTGCTTCTCGGTTAGATCAGATCCTCGCAAAGCGCCCTACCTTTCCATTCCCTTACCAAAGCGTTCCACGTGAAACACTTTAGTACTCACCCGGCCACGTTTTTGGCCCAATTCGCTTTTTTGACCGTCGAAGCCTGGTACTCATCCTTGTTGGCCATGATCCTGCGCGCCGCCGCGCCGGTGCTCATGCCCATCCGGCGTGCGATTCGAGTAAAACTGCCCTCGGTACCTTTTTCCTTCATCCGCTCGGTCGAATTCTGGATCCATTTGCCCGCCATGTCGCTCCCTCCGGTCGCAGTTCACAGTTTTCAGTGAACAGTGGTCAGTAAAAAGCGCCTCCCCTAACTCCGCTAGCCCCGCTAGCTCCGCTAACCCCGCTTACTTCTGCCGAAACTCATTACAGCACCCTCCCGGCTCGACCCGCGCCTTGCCGCCCTTATTCAAACTCAGCCCCGGCTCGCCGTTTTCCGCGTCCTCGATCACCTTGGAGTGGTCGCAGTGCCCGGTCCAGCTAAAATGCCCGCAGTTGGCGCAGGCAAATGGCCCGTTCTCCGGCCCCGCGTAGCCGCTCTTCTCCGTCCCGATGCTCTTTTCGGATGCGCTCATATTCCCTTACACGGCAACAATGTCCTCTGATGTCACTCCAGCGGGCAGTTCATCGATCTCACATTCAATCAAGTACTCGCCTCGTACAATCGAGAAGATCCTGGCTGTCCCGGAAAGTTTACCGGCATCCAGATCGGCCATGGAGTGCGCGAACCGCACTATATCGCCGATCTCAGGATTTTTAGAGCCCCTCAATAAGCAGACAACGGTTTTCGGCCTCTCCATCGGACCTCCTTCCTGCTCGGAAACCTCAGCAGCAGCCCTGCCGGCAGCACCTCCGCCATGTCCGCGCGCCACCAGGCCTGTTCCCCAGCCTCATCCTGAATCATCACCATCGGCGCATCGCAAAATCCAACTGCCTGCCCCACTCCCTGCGTCGACCCGTCCGAGAAAGCCAACCGCACCTTCTTACCCAAACAATCCGCAGTCACCATCGCCGCCTCCGGGCTGATCCCTGTTCCCTGAAACCTGACACCTGAATCGCGGCTAAAAGCCGCGATCCCGCAGCCCCGGTTCCCTCAGCAGCCGCGCCCCCATCCGCGCAATCGGACCCATCTTCCAACCCTCCGGCTGCTCCACGTCCTCGGGCTTCTTCGCGCCCAGCCGCCCGCTGTAACCCCTCACGAAGCCCCGACCTCGCGGTACAGCATCGCCTGTCTCGCCCGGCGTATCCAGTTGCACCGCCTCCACCGCCCGCTCCTTCACCGGGCCGCCCTTCATCATGCGCTCGAACATAGTCCCTCCAAAAGCAGCTTTTAGCCGTTAGCTTATAGCTAATAGCTAAAGGCTAAGAGCTAGGTGCTGTCTCCTCCACCTTCTCCCCGTCCTCTTCCCGAATCCGCTTCACTTCCTTCTCGCCCACCGGGTGTACCCTGGCCCGCGCGTGCGTTTGGATCGCCTCCGGCGGCGGCGGCACATACGTCTCCCGCGCCACGTCCATCGCCCGGTAGGCCTCCGGGTGTACGCTCGTGCTCTTCTCCCCGTCCGCGTGGATCATCGTCACCCGGTGACGCCCTCCACCCTCGTTGTCGATGATCACCCGCCGCGGCAGCCCGTGATCCTTCACGCCCTGCTCGTGATTCCGGCCCGTGGGAGCCTTCGATTCCGTGTCCAGCCAGTCCTGGTACTTGCGGAACTGTCCCCCGTGCTGGAAAACCTTTCCGTCCGTGGCTTTGTAGCTCATCAGTACAGCTCCTAGCTTCTAGCCTTTAGCCTTTAGCCTCCAGCTAGGAGCTAGAAGCTAGCAGCTAGAGGCTGTCTTACGTCTGCGGCGCCCCTTCGACGCGCGACCAGTCCACATCCCGCGCCCACGCTGGCATCTGCGGCGGCAGCGTTCGATTCCTCTTGAGGGTTTCATTCTCTGCCTTGAGCGTGGAGTTCTCCAGCCCCCAAGTCTCACGCAGCTTCAGTTCGCCGGCCAGCCGCTCGATCTCCCGCGCGTCCTGCGCCCGCGCATCCTCCTGCTTCCGGTGGTGCTTCTCCAGTTCGTCGAGCTTCGCGCCAAGGCTGAGATTCACCGCTCGCTGATGTTTCAGCTCATCCTTCAACAGTTCCCAGGCTTCCCTGTCAACCCACATGCCGCATCTCCCCTGCTAAGAGCAGCTTCTAGCCGCTAACTTCTAGCAGCCGCCGTTCCGTTACGGTTTTTGTGCCAATTCCCGGAAAAATGCCATCAGTCCCTGCAAAAATTCACAGATTGCGTTGACCAACTTGATCTCATTGTTGATTTCCACGCCTTGCCTCCTTCTGTCGTTTTTTCCACTGCCGCGCGCTCACCGTCCGGTCGCGCTTCGGTTCATGCCGCCGCACCGTGCCGCTGCTCACTGCATAAGTCAGCGTATCGAGCAGGTGCATCACCTGCCGCACCACCCGTATCTTCCTTCGCCGCGCTCCCGGCACAAACCGCAAAGTCGGACCCATTGTACGCTCCTGCTTTCTTGTTCCCTCGTTCCCTTGTTCCCTCGGTCCCTGTCTTTCTCACAATTCCTTCATCCACACCGGCTTGTACTCCGGCACGATCACCCGCGTTGCCGCCTGCTGCCTTTGCCGCTGCGCCACCAGAAACCAGCGCTTGAACGGGTCCGGCTGCGCCGCTGCCATCTCGCGGGTCTTCTCTTCGTAGGTTTCCGGCCTGCCCGAAAGCATACCATACAGCCCGTGCCGGAACCCGTCCCAGCAGTCGTCCGCCTTCTGCGTGGTGTCGCTGTCCTCCCGCTTCACCACATCTTCCGGGTCCGCCTCGTCCCGCATCAGGCTCGGCAGCGCCCGGATCAGCTCCTCGCACTCGGCCAGAATCACAATCCCATGCCGGTTGAAAAGGTTGTAGGCCATCGACGCCGACGCCTTCCGGTCCCGCGTTCCCCGGCTCACCGCCGGCAGCCCCCGCTTCACCAAGAGCGCCGTGTACTCCTCGGCCGGCGAGTGCGCCTCCATCCGCAGCGCAAACTGCTCATGGCTGTACCAGATGGCTTCTATCTTCTCCTTCGCGCCCTTTTTCACGGGATTGTTGTCCCGGTCGTACCCCTCCCATCGGTTCACGCTCAACCGCGCCAGCTCGTCCGCCCACCAGGCCTGGTCCTTTCCTTTTTCCACGCGCTCCCGATAGACCACGATTTTTTCCCGCCACTCGCCGCCCAGCTTCGGCCGCACCTTGGCCCACGTAAACCAGAAACAGCTTCCGTAGTGCGCCCGCCCCGCGTCCTGCCCGCACCACTTCGCCTGCTTCGCGTCCCACCGGATCGCGCTGGGATCGGTCCTGAGATCCACCACGTGCACATCCGGGTCCCAGCAGTCGAAGTACTGCCCGCTCTGCGCGTCCATGTTGCCGTAGAGCAGCCGCTCCCGGTCCGCCGCGTTCAACGTCGACATCAGCCTCTGGTAGAGCGTGGGATCGCGCTTGATCAGGTGGGGATTGTCCAGGAGCGTCGAGTGCACATAATCCCAGTCGGCCGGATCGTACACGCACGCCGGTTTCCCGTCCCGCTCCAGCCAGTAGCGCCCCCTGTCGTCCACCGTCGCGCCCTCGGGAGCCTCCCAGGGCCGCTTCTCCACAAACTGTGTCTTGTACCACGGCCAGTGCGGGCCCACCGGGTTGGTCGCCGCCAGCATGGTGGGCCGCGGCAGCGTGCCGTGCACGCTCAGCTTGCAGCCGGGATTCAGCCGGTTGCGGCTGCTCATCCAGGCGTAGGCCTCGCCGGCAATCTGCCCGCACTCGTTGAAGATGATCAGCGGAAACGCCGCCGACAGGTACTGGCTCAGGTCGCTCAGCGAGTTGTTGTCCATGTGGCCGAAGGTCAACGTGCTCTTGTTGTAAAAGGTGGCCTCGTGGTCGCGTTTGTTGTATTTGAAGAGCTCGTTGGGGATGAACTCGTGCAGGTCCTTGATCTCCGAGTCCTTCATGTCGCCGTAGTTGCGCCGAATCCACAGCGCCGCCAGTCCATCCCAGTAGAGCAGGTAGCTCTGAATCGCCTCCATCAGCATGTCCGCGCTTTTGCTCGATCCGGTGCCGCCCACGCGCAGCCGGTTCGGCGCCCTGCTCATGCGGATACGCTTGTTCTTGGGCGTCGGCTCCCAGTTCCGCAGATCGAATTGGCCGGAAAGGTCGGACATAAAA